AGGCGGAAGGCAAGGAGACAGCCTCCGGGTGGTGGCCCGGGGGCTTTTTTCTTGGAGCGCGGGTTTATAGTGAGTGCTCCCCGCTTACGAGCAGTTGCCTGCACGTGACAAGGCCAAACAGCGCGAAGCTGCACGCCGCCATTACGAGAAAAACCGCGAGGTGATGATTGCCCGCGCCAAGGAGCACACCAGGCAGAAGCGGATCCAGCAGCGGGCCTGGGTTTTCGATTACCTGGCAGCTCACCCCTGCGTCGACTGCGGAGAGGCCGATCCAGTGGTGCTGGAGTTCGACCACCGCGACCCCGCAAGCAAGGTCGGCAATATCGGCGACATCGTGGGGAAGTCTGGATGGGGCCTAGCCAGGCTGCAGGCCGAGATCGAGAAGTGCGACGTGCGCTGCTGCAACTGCCACCGGCGACGCACTGTTGCCGAGGGCCACTGGAAGCGACAGGCGGTGGTCCCCTATGCCGACCGTCCGGCAGCGCTGCGGAACAACGCCTACGAGAAGAACCGGCTTCGGTGATCTGGATGCGGGGAGCGGATTTGAACCGCTGACCTCCGGGTTATGAGCCCGACGAGCTACCAGGCTGCTCCACCCCGCGTCAGTGGTCACTGTGTGGGAACGATCCTGCACGGTGACCTGTAACCCATTGTCCTGCCTACACTTCCGCCGCTAGGTCTTCAGGTTATGAGCATGACGTTCTGCCCTACCGTGGGATCCCGTCGCATCACTCAGCCTTGATTTCACTGGGGATGGCATCACGCCGCCTCCCGTGGTATCCCTGCCGATCCATGGGAATTGTGGGAACGGTGTGGGAATGCGACGGATTGTTACGAACCCCGGCGGGCCGGGGGTGCCGCGATCGAAGATGGCTGCATTGGGGGCAGCGAGCTCCCAGCCCAATCCAATGAGCGAGATCATTGCCCCATCGGCCGCCGAGCTCGAAGCGTTGAAGGCCGCAGTGCAACGCTTCGGCCACACCGTGCGCGCGATCGAGTGCAACATGGTCGAGGCGTTTGCAGTCGCTGGCCGTGCTGCACTGGCCGCGGCCTACCCCTGGCATGGCAAACCACCGGCCTGGCTGCCTTTGACACCGGCCCGCCGCACCGATCCCACCATCGGCCGCAAGCGCCGCGCGCGCAGGGCCAGGGGGCGGCGGATCGAGGCCAGGCAGGCCCTGGGCCACGGCCACTGGTTCCGCGTGCAGCTCGACCCCAGCCGCCCGAGCTTGCTGGAGCTGGGCCGCAAGATCCATGTGCTTCGGGATGAGGTCGACAGCTTTCCGACCGGAGAGCTGACGGTCGAGCAATGGGCCGCTGCTCGCCAGACCATGCAGGGCCAGAAAGGGGAGGCCCATGAAGCTGACCAAGACCCTCGTTGAAGGTGCGACCCCCCGGGCCCAGCGCTACCGCCTGAACGACAGCCTGGTGCCCGGCCTGTGCCTGCTGGTGCTGCCCTCGGGGGCCCGCACCTACTACCTGCGCCACCGCGTCGATGGCCGGCAGCGCGAGTTGAAGCTGGGCACGCCCGTGGAGCTCACCCCGGACGATGCGCGGCGCCTGGCGCGCGAAGCCCTCGCACAGGTGCGGGCCGGCCAGGATCCGGTCGAGGAGCGTCGGCTGCGCCGGGAGGCCCCGACGATCGAGGCCCTCGCCGCCCGCCACCTGCAGGCCCACGCCAGCCGGAAGCGATCGGGCCGCAACGACGAGATCCTCTGGCGGCGGCATCTGCTGCCGGCGTTCGGGCGGGTGAAGGTGGCGGCCCTGACGCGCGAGCGGATCCGCGAGTGGCACGCCACGCATCCGCAGCCAGCGACCGCCAACCGGGCCCTGGAGGTGCTCGGGGTGGCAATGGGGCTGGCAGAGGACTGGGGCTGGCGGCCGGCGGGGAGCAATCCGGCCCGGGGGGTGAAGGCGCACCCGGAGCGGCAGCGGCGGCGATACGCCAGCGCGGAGGAGCTCACCCGGCTGCGTGCTGCGCTGCAGCAGTGGGAGGCCCAGGGGCCGCTGGCGATGCGGTGGCGGTTCGCGCAGCTGGTGCGGCTTCTGCTGCTGACCGGGGCCAGGCTGCGGGAGGTGATGTGCGCTGAGTGGTCGGAGATCGACTGGGCCCGGGGCGTGCTGCTGGTGCCGGCGGAGCGAGGGAAGACCGGGGCCAGCGAGGTGCAGCTGAGCGATCGAGCGCTGGCGATATTGGAGGAGCTCCGATCGAAAATCGGGGAGCAGCTCCCCGAAAATCGGTGGGTGATCCCCGGCGAGAGTGGGGAGAAGCCGCTGGTGGGTTACAGGAAGCTCTGGCTGGCGCTGCTCCAGGAGGCCGGTGTGAGCGACCTGCGGATCCACGACTTGAGGCACACGTTCGCGTCGTTCGCGCTAAGCGGCGGGCAGACCCTCGGCGTGGTGGGCCAGCTGCTGGGGCACCGGAGCACGCAGACGACGAGTCGGTATGCGCACCTGATCGACGACGCAGCGCGGCGCGCGGTGGCGCAGCTGAGCGACGACCTGGGGGTGTGAAGGATCACGACAGCGCCCGCCACTGCCCCAGCTCGCCCAGCACAATGGCTGCCATGACACCCACCCCCGCCGAACTGCTGGCGCTCCGCTACCGCGTGCCTGCCGACACGCTGCTCGACTGGCTCGACCTGGAGCAGCTGTTGCCGGAGCGGCCCTGCCACATCGAGACCGAGGTGCTGCGTCGCCACTGGTGCTGCACCCAGCCCACCGTCAGCCGGCGCATCACCCGCCTATGGGAGGCGGGTCTGCTCGACTTTCGCAGCGGCGGCGGGCTGTACCGGATCCGCCGGCTGGGGCCTGAGTTGCAGCAGTACAGCTGAACTGCTTATCAATGAGATCGACTGCGCCGCAGTAGATCTGCCCCAGTAGTACATCCGCTCACCCCCGATTGTGAACGGATGTAACGCAACCGAGTGTGACACCTGTGGAAATCGAGTTCTCCACAGGTCCACGCGGATACATTCTGCCAAATCCATTGCGCTGCAGTGTATTTGGGCGGTAGTACGCCTGGCCCATCGACGGCAATACTGTGCCTGCGTGATGCTAAATCAGCCGGACCTTGTGCCAGTTGAGGGCCAACCCGTGTGCAGCGAGTGTGCCAGTTCCTGCTTATGTGTGCCACTACGTCACCGGCACAAGCCGCCGAGATCGACTGCGCCGCAATGGATCTGGCCAATCTTGGTACGCCCGTACCATTCGGCCGTGTGCTCCGTGCGGTGACGGTCTGGCGCACACTGGTGGGGCACCACGCACCCCCCACCCATGGGCGTCATCACCGACACGCTCCGCGCCACCCTCCGGGATCTGGCGGAGGCCGACGCGCGGCTCTACCGCGGGCTCGCCACCGAGCTGGCCGCCACACCGGCCACACGGCCGGCGCTCCCCGCGGACGAGATCGCGGCCGCCATCGCGCTCCTTGAGGCGCACGGCTACACGGTCACCCGGCCGTGAGCCACACGGGGCCCTGCGGGGCCCCTCAACTGACCTCCATCACACGCCACACGCACCGCCATGGAACACACCACCGCCACCGACATCGCCGCCCTGGAGGCGGAGATCGCCGCCATCGAGGCGGAGGACGCCGAGCAGAGCGCGCGGGTGAACGCACTGCTCGCCACCGGCAGCACCGCCGTCCGGCTGGCGGACTGCCGGGTGATGGCCGAGCAGGCCGCCCGCGAGCTGGCGGTGCAGGAGCGCTACCAGCGCCGCATCAGCCGCGCCATCGAGGCGCCCTGAGCGCCGCCTGCGTGCCCCTGCGAGGCGCCTCAACGCCGTACTGCGTGTCTCACGCCGTCACGCGACCTGACGCGCCCCACAGGCGCTCCCGTGCGCCACTCCGTCACATCACCCCATCACGTCATGACCGACTACGACATGCACGACCTGATCCGAGATCAACTGACCGGCATCTACGTCGATCTCACCGCCCTGGGCCTGATGCCCGAGCAGTACGACCAGCGACTGACGCAGGCCCTGCAGCTGCTGCGCGACGCCCGCGCCCTGCTGGAGGAGTGCCGTGGCTGACACCAGCACCGCACGCACACGTCGCTACAGGGCCCGCCTGCGGGGCCTGCCTGATCCCGACGCCCCACAGCCGTGCCCTGACTGCGGCCGGCTGGTGCGCAGTCGCCTGACTCGGCCGCTGTGCTCCCGGTGCTGGCGGCGCACACCGGCTGGGCGCGAGGCGAACCGGCTCCGCATGGCGGCGGCCAGGGCCCGGCAAGACGTGTAAAGAAATGTGACATAAGCGCGGCACCCCGCTGCCGCGCCCTTACCTTGGTCTCATGGGGCGGACGAAAGCACCCCGGCGCAAGCCAAGAGGAGCCTTCCCCGGGAACAGTCAAACGACCGGGTTACCGAGACGAGACCTAGGGGGTGCAAGGCCCCCAACCAATCCATCAGCGGCCAGGCCGAGCGCGCCGCCGCTGATCATCCCGTCGCCCGGCACTGGCCGGTTCCACCCATGTCCATCGCTTGCCTCACCGCCTGGGCCGTTGCCCTGCTCCTGCTCCCCCTGTTGGTCCTGCTGTGGGCCACCGAGAGCCGCCAGCAACGCGCACGCCGCTGGCGCGCCGCCGGGCTCACCCAGCAGAAGATCGCCGATCGGCTCGGCTGCTCACGCACGACGGTCAGAAGGCTGCTGGCGTGACGCCAACAGAAAGGCCCCCGGTGTTGGCGCACCGGGGGCCTTGGGATCCAATGCACGGTCGCATCCTACGGCCGCGGCCAGAGCTCGCGCGGGTCCTTGCCCGTCGCCATCATCCGGCTCAGCCGCTCGGCGCGCTGCCCCACCTGGCCGGCCCAGCGGCTGTCGAGCATCATCGCCGCGGCCTTGCTGTAGTCGCCGGCCCGGATGGTCGCCAGGGTGTTCTTGAAGCCGAGCAGGCCCACCAGCCCCAGGTTGAAGCTCATGTCGAGCAGCACCCGCTGGCGCACCTCATCGAGCTGCGCCACCCAGGGCAGCGCACGGAGCAGCTCGCGCTCCTCCGTGGTGATGTCGTTGGCGAGCAAGTAGGCCGCCTCTTCCCGGGTGATGCCACGGTCTTCGAGGTTGCGGCCCACGCCGATGGTGAGCTTGCCGGCGGTGCACCGATAGGGCTTCAGCCGCTCGCCTTCATGCAGACGCAGCTGGCGGGTCATTGCAGCACGGTCGATCATCAGCGCTTCGCCCTCGGGCTGACAATGCCAGCCAGGATCTCGATGGCTCGGTAGACCTTCACCACCAGGCGGCTGTAGTTGTCGAGCGCTTCGTTGTCCTTCGGGGTGGCCGTCATGTTGACCACCACCAAAGCGACGCCGTGAATGGCAACAGCCAGCGCGGCATATTCAGCGAGCTTGTCCACGTGCTCCATGCAAATCTCCTTTCAGGCTACGTGTAGTGGAGGTATGTGCTGAGGATGTACTTCGGCCCCGAGATCGGCGGCCGGCCGGCGTGCAGCCACGGCCACAGCGGCGGGAACACCACCACCGACCCAGCGCGGGGCTGGATCTGCTGGCCCCAGCCGGGGAAGACGGTGGCGCCGCCCTCGTCCACGTCGTTGAGGTAGAGCAGCGCGGCCAGGAACCGCCTGGCGCTGGCGTGGTCGCCCACGTCCACATGCTCTGGGAACTCCTCGTCGCTGTCGGGGCAGTAGCGCTTCATGCGCAGCTCCTCGAACGCCAGCTCCTCCGGCCACTGCGCGGTGCTGATCTGCATGTCGCGGCTGTAGGCCTCGAACACCGGCAGGATGGCGTCGAACGCCAGCTCGTGCCCTTCCGGCCAGCACTGCGTGAGGTTGAGCTCGGTGAACCGCGGAGCGTTGCCCTCCCCCTGGCGCATCACCTGATCACCAGGGCTGCCCTCGAAGCCGGCGATCAGCTCCTGGCATTGCGCCGGCGGCAGCCTGTCGGGATAAACCATCACGAGATCAGCCAGGCGCATGGGGTGGACCTTTTCAGGGCTCAGCCACTATGGACCAGCCGTTGCCGGGCGCGTAGCGGTAGGAGGACCCAACAGGCACCACCTCCCAGCGGCGGCAGAAGTTCTTGAACGAGTAGCGCAGCCGGGCCCCCCAGTTGTTGACGTAGCCGCCGTTCACCACGTCCATCTCCCCGAATGGGTCGTGGACAATGAAGGCGGTGGCGTCGTAGCCGATGGCGGTGATCCAGTGGCCGTCGCCGTAGAGGTTGCCCAGGCCGCCCTTGTGAATGCAGCCCAGAGGCACCGGGATGCCCTTGTCGATCTGCGCCTTCACGTCCTCGGGCGTGCAGGTTTTGTCGAGGCGGGCCGTCACGCCGAAGTGCGCCAGCGCCTTGATCTGGCTGGCGGCATCGGTGGTGTCCCCGTAGCGCAGCACGCGGCCCAGGTAAGCGTCGTCACCGTTGGGGCCGGTAAGCGTGCCGGGCTTGAGCGCTTCGAGCAGCATCGCGCAGGAGCTGCTGAAGCACATCCGCATGGCGTGCTCGGTGGCTGAGTCGCGCTGGCTGAAGTAGCGGACCTGCAGCGGGTTGGTCAGGGTGCGCGGCTGCTCCTGCTTGCCAGCTGCGCGCCAGGTCTGCACCCAGCTGCTGTCGGTTTTCTTGAGGCTCTCGGGCACCGCTTGCCAGAGCTGCTGCACCGCCGCTCGCTGGTGGGGCAGATCCTTCCAGTGCTGGAAGTAAGGGATCAGATCATCGACCACTTTGCCGAGCCTCCGCCGCTGGCTCGCCAAAGTGTAGGCGCGGCGCAGCGGCTGTCACCAGCAACGGAATCACGACGGAACATGCGAGTGCGATGCCGGCCCATTTGGCGACGCTCTTTTCCAGGTCGCCGATCCTGGTGAAGGCCTGCGCGAGGTCGCTGTGCTTCTGCGACAGCGCCGTGTTCATGGCATCCAGCTTGCCTTCCAGGATCCCCAACGCACGGTAGATGTCGCCGTGCGATACCTCGTCAGCCATACGAAGCGGCTCCATCGTCAAGCAGCTTAGTTCAGTCGCCAGTATTCGGGAGTGCGCCCGTAGTAGTTGGTGTAGCTGCTGGGTGATGCCACCCAGCTGAAGGTGCCCCGGCTGGAGCTGTTGCTGATGATCGAGCCGTCGTTCTGCACGATGCCGATGTGTGGGTAAGGGGGGCTGCCGTTGTCGCGCATGATCGCGATGGCGCCAGGCTCAGGTCCTGAGAGCAGCGTGCCGCCGCCATTCGCCAGCGCTCGCCGCGCGTCGGGCACGTAGTTGCTGTTGCCCCAGGGCGGTGTGATGCCAGAGCTCCTCAGTACCTTGTTCACCGCGTAGACGCAAGCATTGTTGCCGCCGTCCGGGCCGCCGCGCGTGTTCATCCCACGCGCCTGCGCAGCACCGCCGGCCACCAGCCGCGCCTTCTCGCTCGCAGGCTTGCCGTTGTTCGCCCCCACGCCGCCCGCCCAGTTTGTGTCCTCCTCGCCCTTGGTGCCGCACTCCACGCTGGTGCTGTAGCCGCCGCCGGCCAGCTCATGCGTGACCTGCTTGATGATCCAGGTGCCGTCCACGTACTCGCGGAAGCCGGTGAGGGTGATCTCGCCGTCGGCGTTCAGATCCGGCCGGCCCGGCATCTTCAGGCTCACGCGCACCTCACCCGCTTTCAGTGACTGGCGCCGGCTCTCGGCCGCCTTCGTCGCCTCTTGCTCATCGCGGAACAGCTGCTTCTCCTCGAACACCGGCAGCGAGCTCTGCTCACCCTGGGTGAGCGTCTTCTCCTTGTTGGTGGTGCGGTCCAACCACTTCACCTTCACCTGGCCATAGGCGCCGCGGTTCTTCAGCGTCGCCCGCCACTCGGTCACCTCATTACCCTTGACCGTGAACTTGCCAGCGCCCTGCCCGCGCGGCGTGATGATCAGGTTGCCGTCAGCCGGCTTGATGGTCGCCTTGTACTTCTCCGCCAGGCGGGTGAGGAAGCTCTGGTCGCTCTCGTTCGTCTGGTCCTCGTGCTTGATCGCCACTTCGGGCAGGCTGCCCTTGATGATCAGCTTGAGGCCATTGCGCTTGGCGATCTCCTCGGCGATCGCGCCCAGCGTGGTGTCGTGCCAGCTCTGCGTGCGCTGCTCCTTCACCAGGGTGGGTGCGGTCTGCGCAGCGGTGGCCTTGATCACCATCGACCGGGGCCCCTTGCCCAGCTCGATCTCATCGACCGCGAAGCTGCCCATGAAGACCGGCAGCTGGCCGTTGGTGCTGTAGCCCATCCACACACGCAGCCATGCGCCGGAGCGGGGCACGGGCATGAGGCTGGCGCGATCGTCGAGCGCGATCTCCAGGCTGTCGCTGAGCTGGCCCGCCTGCTCGCTGATGCGGATGCTGAGCAGCCGATCCGCGATCGCCTGCGTGACATCCGTGCCGTCGGCGACGATGCGAAAGGCGGGGGTGCTCATGGATCCCAGATGCGCAGCGTTTCGGTGGTTTCAGGTTGTGGCAGATCCGGCAGGCTGATCGTGATGCCCTGGGGGAGGATGGGCATCAGCTCCGCCAGGTTGGGGTTGACGTTCATCACCGCCTCGACGGTGCCCTGCGTGCGGCCGTAGTAGCGCCAGCAGATGGCGTCGAGCTCATCGAACTGCTGGGTGACGTAGAGCTGTGCCATCTCAGCCTCCGGTGATGGTGATGAGGGGCCGCAGCGCGTCGGTGGTCTTGGGGTCGACGCGCAGCAGCTCCGAGACGGTGGCGGCGCTGCGCAGCAGGGAGCTCACCGCTTGGAGGTTCTCAGGCGCGACGAGGCCGAGCTGCTGCATCGCCGGTGCGCCGACCACTGCAGCAGCGTCGAGCGCCAGCGCCATGGCGGTGGGGCCCTTGCCGGTGAGGTAGGCCTGCGCCAGGTTGGCGCCGTTGATGCCGATTTGCGCCCAGCCGTTCTGCTGCGCGACTGGAACGCCGAGCATCCCGAACGTGCCGAGCGCGGTGTTCACGTAGTCGCCGCTGCTGATCTGGCTGGCGATGCTCGCGCCGGTGCTGGCGATCCCAGCGAGCTGGCCCAGGTTGAAGCCCGATGCCGTCGCCTGCTGGGTCAGGCCCTGGAACTGCAGCGTCTGGCTCCAGTCGAGGGCGGCGAACGCCGATCCGGCGCCGGTGAAGTTCGCAGCCTGAAATGCAGCGGAGGTGAGGCCGGCGAGCGCGCTCGATGGCTGCACGCTGAGCGGGCTGGCGGCCTGCCCCGGGTTGTCCTCGCCATAGAACACCAGCTGGATGCTGAAGTCGATCTGGCGTGCGCCACCGCCGGGGGCGAATGTGCTCTTGCCCTCGCGGAGCTGCTTGATGGCCCACTTGCCGAACACGCGGCCGAGGCCATCGGTGAACATGAGCGGCTCGCCTGCGCGGGCGATGCCCCGCAGCTGCTCCATGGTGCTCTGCCGGCCGCTGAAGCCGGGGTAGAGCACGCCGTCGAGGGTGATGGTCTGGCTGCCGGGGCCGACGAACTGCTGGGCGGGGTCGCGCAGCAGTCGGCCCTGTTCCTCCCACCTGTAGTCGGCATTCCAGTCGAGGGTCTGGGGTGCGCCGTTGGGCAGGTCGAACTGGAAGCTGCCGAGCTGGAAGAGCGGCCTAGTCATTGAGCAGCATCCGGTGAGACGACTCGAGTTCGCGCTGGATGTCGATGAAGGCGAGCTCGACCTGGCGGCGGATCTCCATGGCGTCGCCTCCCGCTGCGTTGATCGTAACGGGGGCGTGGATGGTCACAGGCGCTGCAGCCGGGGCGGCGGCGGCGGGGATCGGTGCAGCGAGCAGGCCGGCGAGCGCCGCGGCCGACACCGGCCTGGCGATGCGAGGCACGATGCCGCCATCCATGCCGGGCACGAACAGCTCGCGGCGGCGCTCGCCGACGATGTAGGGGAAGCCCGCGCGCACGGGCCCGCCCATCGCACGGCCGGGAGGCGTGACGAGGCTGCTGCGCTGGCCGCCTTGATAGCCGCCGCCAGATGCAGGTGCCGCGGGAGCAGCAGGAGCGCCGGGGCTGGCGCCGCTGAAGAAGCTGGTGACGCGCTGCCAGGTGCTGCTGATCCAGCCGAAGAGCTCGCCCACCTTCGACTTGAGGCCGTTGATGATGGCGGTCATGATCTTCTGCCCGATGCCGCTGCTGGTGAACAGGCGGATGATCATGGCTGGAATGGGGAACATGACGCCCAGCACCTTGGGCCCCCATTGGCGGATAATGCCCAGGGCCTGGTTGAAGACGCCACCGATCCAGGAAGCGAAGCGCCCCCAGAGCGACTGAATGCCGGCGAATGCTTTGGCGCCGGCCTGCCTGACCGCGCCCCAGTTCTTGACCAGGGCGTAGAGGGCGACGCCGACGCCGATGATGCCGGCGACGATCGCCGTGATCGGGCCGCCTGCCACCATCAGCACGGTGCCGATGCCGGCCAGGGCGGGGAACGCAGCGGTAGCCGCGCCGATCGCTGTGCCGATGGCGGTGATGCCGCCGATCACCCCGCCGATAATCGGCAGCGCGATCACCAGGCCGGCCAGCGCACCGGTGATCGCCACGATGCCGGTCATCAGTGCCGGGTTGGCCGATGCCCAGCCGGCGATGCTTTCCACCAGGGGCGTGATGATCTCCGCCAGGCGGGTGAGCGGCGGCAGCAGGGCGTTGCCCACGCTGATGCCCAGCCGCTGTGCCGAGTTCTGGAAGCTGGTGAGCGTGCCGGTGAAGGTCTGCAGCGAGCGCTGGTAGTCGCGGTCAACGGTGCCGGCCGCGGCCGACCCGCCGGCTTCGTCGCGCAGCTTGGCGTACTCCTTCCGGTACTTCATCAGCGACATCAGGGCCAGCTTGGCTTCCTTGTCGCCGAAGATCCGGCTGAGCTTGAAGGCGTCGCCACCGGTGACGCGCTGCAGCTCATCGAGCGCAGCCTCCATCGGGTTGATGCCCTTCTGCCGCGCACCCTTGAGCACCTGCTCAATGTTCACGCCGAACTTCTTGAAGTTCTTCACCGCGTCTGGCGCGGTCATCTTGAGCATCGCGTCGGTGAGGCGCGTGGCGGCCTGGCCCGCGTCCGGCGCATCCTTGCGCACCATCTGCATCATGCTCGCTAGCGCGATCGCGCCCTGGCGACCCTGGATCCCGAGCGTGCCGGCGGCCGCGGCGATGGTGGGCATGAACTGGGCCATGTCCTTCAGCTCGAAGGCGCCCTGCTTGCCGGCGAACGCCAGCGCATCGAAGGTGGCCTTGAGCTCGGTGGGCCGGATCTTCAGCGCGTTCTGCAGCTGGAAGCCGGTCTTGGTGACATCGAGGAGGTCGGAGTTGGTGGCGGTCGCCACGCGGCCGAGCGCCTCCATCGACGCGACGGCATCCTTCAGCTCCAGGCCCTGGGCCACCAGATCCTGCACGCCCTGCGCCAGCTTCGCCGGGCCCAGGTTGGTGACGTTGCGGCCGGAGAGCTTGAGGATCTCGCCGCTGAGCAGCTTCAGATCGCTCTGGCTGGCGTTCGCGGTCTTGCCGATGTCGCTCAGCACGGCCTCGAAGTTGGCGGCCACGCGCACGCTGGCGGCCATGCCCACGCCGATCGCGGTGGCGCCCGCGGCAGCACCCTGCCAGAGGTCGTTGCTGAAGATGTCCTTGAAGCCGCGCTTCCCGGCCTTCGCCGCATCGTTCAGCGTGCGGTTGACGTTCCGCCCGAACGACGAGACCTGCATCTGCGCGCCGCGCAGGGCGGTCCCCAGGCTGGCGGCAATCTTCCCGCCGATCTCGACCGTGATCTTCTGGGGGCCGCCGCCGATCATTTGCCTGGCACCTGCTTGTTGATCTCAGTCTGAACGACCTGGGCGGCCTTCAGCCATTCCCAGAACTCATCCGTCTCCAGGTCGAGGATGTCGGCCAAGCCCCAACCGGTGAGCTTCGAGAGGACGACGATCGCCCGCCGAAGCTCACCGATCAGGACTTGGCCTGCTTGAAAGCCTGGACCTGCGCCTCACACTTGTCCCAGTCGCTGCTGTCGAGTTCGAGCACATCGTCGGGCGTGATCTCGCACAGGTTCGCCACCAGTGCGACGCCCATCTCAGCCTCACTGCCGCCAGCCTTCTGGGCCGCCATGATGTCGCGCACCTTGGGTCGGCGCATGACGAGGTGAGAGACCTCGACGCCCGAGATGGTGATCGGGAAGTCGAGGTCGATCTTGGCGGTGTTCGGATGGAGGTTCTTACCGGACATTCAGATCAGACTCCGATGGCGTTGCGGATGGTTTCGAGTTGATCCACGCCGTTGATGCGGCGGATCATGTTCACCTTGTCGATCTCGACCAGCACGCGGCCGCCGACCGTCATCTTGAAGTAGCGCAGGCTGTAGCTGAAGGTGCCAGTGCTCATCTCGCCAGCGGTCCAGTCGCCGGGATCGAGCTCCTTGATCGCGCCGGTCATGTTGACCACCACGGGCACAGCGGCCTCGCCGTCGCGGCGCATGGCGCCACGGGCGGTGAGCTGGGTGTTGGGCGACGCCAGGCCGAACAGGGCGATGATGTCCGGGTTGTACTCGGCGAGCTCGAAGGTGCCTTCGAGCTTCTCCATCCCCATGTCGAGATCCACGGGGGCGTCCATGCCGCCGCCGCGAAACTCTTCCATCTGGACGGTGAGGGTCGGCAGGGTGAGGGTCTGGATGACGCCGGCCAGGCCGCGACCATCCACCTGCAGGGTGAAGTTCTTAAGAACGCGAGGGATTTGGGCCATGGTTTAGATCCTCGGTGTGAGAGTGGACGGTCAGCGGAACAGGTCCACCACGTAGCTGTTGACCAGGTGGCTTCTGAAGGTCACGCGCTCAGCGGGGAAGCAAGGCGTGAACTCGAAGTCGAAGAACACCTGGCCGCTGGCGATGCTGGTGGGGGTGTTCAGGTCGGGGTCCACCCAGACATCACCGCCGAGGATCGCGCCGCGTGCGACGAGCGAGCGCAGGTAGTCGCGCACCGACTCCTGCACCTCCTCCAGGTAGGTGGCGGTGATGCAGCGATCGACGGCCCAGAGGTGGCCGCGCAGGATCGATTCGTTCACCATGTCCGCAGTGCGGCGGACGGAGAGGAAGGCGTACTTCGGATCGGTCGCCAGGGTGCGGTTGCCCCAGAGGCGGAAGCCCTGCTCGCGGATGATCGTGGCGATCTTCGCCTCGTTGAGCAGGTTGGCCCTGGAGGTAACGTCGCCGAGGGTGAAGTCGATGGCGCGGGCGGTGCCCTCGATGCCGGCGATCTCGTTGTTCGAGGGGCTCCACCAGAAGCCGCGCTCGTTGTCGACCTTGTTAATCAGGCCAGCGACAGCAGACGAAGCGGGAATGCTGGCCCCGTCGCTGAGCACCCAGGGATCGACCACGTAGATGCGGTCGCTGCCGAAGTCATCAGCCATCTGGATGGCTGCAGCGTCGGTGGTGTTGGGACCGTCGGCAATGATCACCGCGCGCAGGCGGTTGGCGATGCCGAGCATCTCAGCCAGCACTTCCGAGCGGACGGTGCCACGGGTGACGGCGCCGGCCACCGCCTGCACACCGCCGGCCGGGGGCGCAGCGATCGTGACGGTGGGGTTGGTGGTGTAGCCCTTGCCCGGGTTGGTGATAGTGAAGCTCATCACCTTGCCAGCGTTGGCGCCGGTGCCGAGCACCGCCACCGCAGTGGCGCCGGATCCGCCGCCGCCGCTAATGGTCACAGCCGGGGCGGTGGTGTAGCCGCTGCCCTGGGTCTGGACGGCGATCGAGAGGATGCCGTTGCTGGTGCGCTGATGGGTGAAGCCAGGGGCCACCAGGATGCGGGGGCTGAAGCCGACTTCGTTCTCAGCAGCGAGGAATGCGTGGACGCCTTCATAGGCGCCGGTGGTGTTGTTGATGCCGCCGCGCACGTTGTTGAGCGTGGCCGCCTCGTCGGCGCCTTCTTGGACGCGGACCACCACGACGACAGCGCCGGCCTGGTCGTAGATCAGGTCGAGCGCCGACTGCAGGGTGCCGGCTTCGCCGAGGCCAGCCATCTCGCTGCGACGAGCGACGAGCACCGGGGTGTTGAGGGGGAACTTGGCGGCGTCTGCATCAGGTGCAGTGCCGATGAGGCCGATCACCGAGGATCGAACGGTCTGGATTGGCCGGGCCCCAGTGTCGATCTGGAGGACCTCTACGCCGTGGAGAAAGGTCGTTGTCATGGGTAGGAGAGTCCTCCTGTCAGGTTGAGTCTAGCGGCCCTGACCGCGCAGCTTTTTCCGGCCGCGGCGGCGTGGGCGGGATCTTTGGCCCTGGCCCTGTGAGGTTGTTTTAGGCGGGCCGGGTTGGTGGTCGATGCGGGCGGCGCCCTGCTTGCTACGAACTGCCATCACTCCCAAGAGATGTTGACTGCACCAGCATCGAACACATCAGTGCCATTGGCAGTAACGATCCGGAGGTAGTTGAGAACGCCGGTGAGTTCGACGAAGCCACCAGAGACGATCGAGCCCTGGGTGCCGCCGGTGACGAACTGACCCGATGCGACCCAGGCATTGCCGCCGACGTTGGTGAAGGTCAGCTGGCCGAAGTGTGAGTAGGAAGCGGCGTTATTGAAGATCGGGATGCCGTTGGTCGAGCTCACCGGCACAACACCGCTGGCCCAGGAGAAGACGCTGTTGCCGGTGTAGCCCGAAGTGGTGGGCGCTCCACCGGTGCCGAGCTGCACGAGGATGTTGGCGGCGCCGTTGGTGGAGACGAACCACAGATTGACCGTGATGCGGCGAACCCAGGAAGGGATGCCGGTGAACTCCTTGAAGGTGCCGCTGGTGGTGGCCTGCTGGGTGCCGATACGCACGAGCGACTCGCCCATGTCGTTGCGGCCGATGCTGCCGTCTTGCACGTCTGCGCCAGTGATGCTGGAGTCCTGAATATCAGCCCCAGCGAGAGATGCGTCCTGCACATCAGCGCCTGTGAGAGTGCTGTTCTGAACGTCAGCTCCTGTGATTGTCGAGTCCGACACCATGGCGCCGGGGATCCTTTGCAGTGGCATGGGTCAGAGGGGGTAGGTGTTCAGGCTAATCAATTGCGGATCATCTTCAGATCATCGAAGCCGACCCGATAGCGAATCTTCGGGTTGTTCGACTTGTAGATGCCGAACTTCACGCGCCACGATTCGCTACCGCCTGGTGATTGGCACTTGCGTGGGTCGGAGCCATAGGCGCCCTTGTAGGCGCCGATCTGCTTGCCGTCGACGCGCACCACCAGCGAGCCTCTGGCATCACGCGCGGGACGAAGCGCGAGCTCGATCCGGTGCCATTGGCCAGGGGTCAGCCGCTGCCGGGCGATCACCGGCGTGGCGCTGTTCTCCGATCGCACCATGAAGTCCACGTCGTGGCTGGTGCCCTGCACCAGGCGCATCCCAGCGATCGGGCTCAGAGGTGAGCACTGCCAGATCTGCACGGGGTAGAACATCTGCCCGGCTCGATGCACTGGCGCGCCCTTGGGGATGCGGAAGCGGTAGCTGATGGTGTAGGCCTGGCCGAAGCGCATCATGGTCCCGTAGGCCAGCTCTGCCCGATCGTTGCCGCTGCCGCTCGCGCCGGATGTCGTGAACTCGATGTAGCGGTTGCCGTTCTCGGTGAGGATCGCCGGCGGTGCTCCGCCGCGCTCGCATTTGCCGATCAACCGCTGCCGCTTCTCCACGTAGTTCGCGCCAGCGCCGATCGTCGGCGAGCACCGCTTCGCATCTTGGATGGCGCCGTCGCCGGTCACGTTGATCAGCTCGCTGGCCATTGCAGGCGAAGCGACAAGCAGTGCAGCAGCGAGCAGAGAAAGTCTCATGGTGTTCATCAGAGTTCGGCGGATGCTGTGTAGTGACCGCTGGCGAAGTAGGCGCTGGTGCCAGGTGATTCAAACGCAAACCCAGATCGGCCGATGTTGATGATCGTGGGGGTGACGTTGCTGTTGCTCCTTCTGGAGCTGTTGCTGTTCCCAGTCACTGGGTTGTAGATCGTGATCACAGGCGTCCCACGCATTGGCACCGGGAACCTTGTCGACTGACCGATCGGCGAAAGTCCCACGGTCGCAGAAGCGGTGTAGATCGCCCCCGCATCTGTCACCGTTCCCGGTGCATCAGCGATGTCGTATGACTTGCAGAAGTAGCGTTGGCACAATGCCAGCTCGATGCCGATCGGCCTGAGCTCGAACGGCGTGGCGACCGGCCCGGGTTCAAGTTGAACCAGCGAGAATGTGCCGCCGCTCAGCCGCACCGTTGCATTGCTCCCGCCCGCGAGCGTGAAGTTCGCGCCCTTGGCGACTGCGCTCCCGTTCACCGTTGCAGTGGCGGTGCCATTCCAGCTGAGCGTGTAGGTGCCGCCGATGATCGACGCGCCCTCGATCACTTGCTCGAAGCCGCCGGCCGGTGCTGTGACCGTTCGCACGCCAGCAGAATCCGTGAAGGTGATGTTCTGGCCGCTGGTGACAACTCGCCACCGGTCCAGCGTGTACTGGTTCGCGCTGGTCGTGTTGTCCCCGCTCACATAGCCGCGCTGGTTGATCGTCGGGTTGCCGTTGATGATCAGGTTTCGGAAGCCCGCCAGCGGGCCTCCATTCATGCTGGCTCCCTGGAGGCCTCCGGCAGTGCGGACGTTCTGGCTGCCGAAGTCCGGGTTGATCTTGGTGCCTGCAATCGCAGCATCCTCTGCGACCTTCTCGTTGGTGACCGCTCCATTGCGGAGCTTCGGCGTCGTCACCGTGTCGTCAGCCGGCGCGCCTGCGCTCGCGACGCCCAGCGCCAACACACGCACCACCGTCCCCGCAGGCACGCCCTCGCTGAGCGTCAGCTGGGTGCCGGCCATGTTCAGGCTGTATTCCGCCGACGGCTGCACCACGCCATCGACCGTCACCAGCGCCGACGGCTTGTTGATCACCGCCGTGCTCAGCGTGAACACCGACTGGTTGGCCGTCGCGGTGAACACCATCTCGGCCTGGGTTGAACCCTGCACATACCGTGCGTCGCTCTCCGCCTTGCTGTAGACGGCGCTGGCGTTGGCCTTCAGCGCCAGCTGGGTGGTCACCGTCGCGGCGAAGTTGGGATCGTCGCCCAGGGCGTCCGCCAGCTCGTTCAGCGTGTTCAGCGCGCCAGGCGCTCCGTTGATCAGGTTGTTGATCAGCTGATCGACTTCGAGCTTGGTGTAGCGGGCGAAGATGTCCGCGTCGATCGACTGCAGCGCCGCGCGCAGTCGCGCCACATCCTCCAGCAAGAGGTTGCCAGCGTTCGGCAGCTGATAGCTGCGGTTCGTTGTGCGGTCGTCGATGGGCATTGGATCAGATCACAACGAGACGGAGCTGGCGGAGCTGCGGCCGTGCCGCTGCAGCGCCTGTGAGCGTGATGCGCACGCGGGTGGTCGTGCCGCCAGCCGTGAAGCTGGCGACCGTGTGGATCCGCTCCACAAACCCGTCGCCCACCGATGAGCTGCTGGTGAGCGCCACCGTCTGCCAGGTGCCGGTGCTGGTCTCGAACTCAACCAGCACACTCGAGGCCCCGGGCAGCAGCGCCTCGAACGTGCAGCTCACCTTCGCACCGGCGGCGCACGGCACCGCACGGCTCACGTAGGTGCCGGTCTCGCCCAGGTTGCCCAACACCGCCTGGGTGCCGGCGAACAGGTACGGGCTCTCGGTGCTCGTGCCGCGCAGCACCGCCGAGAGAGTGAGCGCCACGTTCACATCCTCAGCCAGCTGGATCAGCGCGTTGTCCGCGCCGCGGATCTGCGACCCGTCAGGCCTGGTGAAGATGAACTCGACATCGGTGTTGGAGTTGACGCGCTCGACGCCGGCCAGCGCCACCAGGTCGGTGACATCGCCAGCGCTGATCCTGATCGTGCCGGTCGCGGGCGTTGTCGGGCTGCCGGTCACCGTGAAGGTGAAGGTGGTCGCGCCCGTGACGGTGACGGTGAAGGCGTTGTTGTAAGCGGTCTGCGTCGCGCCGCTGATCACCACCTTCTGCCCCGTCACGAACCCGTGCGGCGTGCTGGTGGTCACCGTCGCGGTGGTGCCCGAGCGGGTGAGGCTCGACACCGTTGCGCCACGCAGCTGGCCCAGGTCCACCGTGCGGGTGGTGCTGGTGAACAGCGCCCCGTACATCCTGAAGGTGAGGTCGCTCTCCTGCACCGGCGTCCAGGTCGAGGCGTTGCTCGACTTCAGCATCGTGCCGATCGTGTACGGCTGGCTGGTGACGAACTGCTCGGCCGCCGCATCGAACTTGCCGAGCTCCGCCAGGCCCACCGCGTGGTTGGCGTCGTCGGTGAGCAGCACCATGGCGTACTCGACGTTGGCCTGCAGGAACACCGGCCGGGTGAGCGTGATCTTGTTCCACTGCCCCACCGTGATGGCGGTGCCCTGCAGCACGCCCTCGGCCAGCGTCGTGGCGTTGGGCAGGCCCAGCTCCGTCTCCCGGATCTCCAGGTAGACCTTGTTGGAGGTGTTGCCCCGAGCGGTGAACTTGAACTCCACGCTCGTCACGTGCCGCGATTGATCGAGGCGGAACGTCTGCGCCAGCGGATCCCAGAACCGCGTCTCGATCGTGTTCAGCTGCCGCTGCGTGCGGCTGATGATCGTGCCGGAACCGATGAACCGCGCGGCGCCAAAGCTGCCCTGGTTGCCCAGGAAGGTGACGCGCTTCGTGCCCGTGGGGACGTTGGCCGGGATCGTGAACGACCCCGAAATCTGACCGGCTGCGTTTGCTGTGAGTGGCATGGCTATCAGGGAGGGGTGACGTTGATCCCGTCGAACTTGACCTCGGTGAGCGTCTCACCGGGATCAAACCCTTCGAGGGTGAAGTTGACCTGAATCTGGCGGAGGAACTCGGCCGGCCGCTGGCTCTCCCTCAGCAGCTCGGTGCGGGTCGTGGTGGTCACGCTGTCGATCGCCAGCCGGCCCGTCGCGCCCAGCCATGTCCGGATCTGCCGGGTGACCGGCGACGCCCAGGTGGTGTTGATGATCGTGAAGCGATCCACCGCAGGCGTCAGCACCACGGCAGCCGGGATCGGATCGAACGCCTGGTAGGGGTTGATCTTGCTGCTGCCCGTCTGCTGCGTCTGCTCCAGGATGATCTCCTCGGTGTAG